GCTATCTGGGCGCAGCCTCCGCCACAGGCTATCTGGGCGCAGCCTCCGCCACAGGCTATCTGGGCGCAGCCTCCGCCACAGGCTATCTGGGCGCAGCCTCCGCCACAGGGAAAGCCGGTGTGGCGCTCGCGGCCGGCCTCGAATGCAAAGCAATGGGCGCACTCGGCTGCGCGATCTGCTGCGTCGAACGCGGCGAATGGAACGGGAAGACGTATCCGATTGTCGCGGTAAAAGCTGCAATCGTAGATGGCGAAAATATCAGAGCAGATACCTGGTACCAGCTGAAAAACGGCAAATTTGTGGAGGTGGAGTAAATGCTCGATACAATCTCCACTGTGAAGATGAGCCGCGAAGAATGGCTGGAGGAACGCAGAAAGTCCATCGGCGGGAGTGACGCGGCGGCTGTTATCGGAATGAGCCGCTTTGCAAGCCCATACACGGTATGGATGGATAAGACTGGGCGTCTCCCGGAAAAGGAAGACACAGAGGCTATGCGGATCGGCAGAGATCTCGAAGAGTATGTTGCGAAGCGTTTTGAGGAAGCGTCCGGGAAAAAGGTGCGGCGCTGCAACTACATCATTCGGAACCCCGCGTATCCGTGGGCGCACGCAGATATTGACAGGCGAATTTCCAGCGAAAATGCAGGGCTGGAATGCAAGACAACCTCGACGCTTGACATTCGGCAGTTCAACGGTGTGGATTTCCCGGAGAAATATTATTGCCAGTGCGTGCACTATCTGGCTGTCACTGGCCTTGACCGTTGGTATTTGGCGGTTCTCGTATTCGGGCGCGGATTCTTTACATACACGCTCGAGCGCGATGAGGCGGAAATCTCCGCGCTGATGGAGGCGGAGAAGCTTTTTTGGCGGTGCGTCGAGGAAGACACCCCGCCTGCACCAGACGGTTCGGAGGCGACGACGGACGCGATCAGCACGATTTATGCCGACAGCAGCGGCGAACAGCTTGATTTGTTCGGACGCGAACAGCTGCTGGCTGAGTATATGCAGATCAAACGTCAGGCGGCTGCACTGGCGGAGCGCAGCCGCGAGATCGAAAACACGATCAAGCTCGATATGGGCACGGCAGAGCGGGCCGCCTGCAACGGCTACAACGTCTCTTGGAAGCAGCAAAACCGGCAGACGTTCCAGCCCAAAGCCTTTAAAGAGGCATACCCGGATATCGATTTGGCACCGTTCTATAAAACGGTGCAGGCCCGGCCATTCAAAATTACAGAAATGAAACAGGAGGAAGAATCATGAACAAAATCCAGCAGGCAACCGCGCAGACGGCTATGAAGGCACAGAGCGGCGGAAATCCGACAATGCAGCAGTATATCAAGCAGATGGAGGGCGAGATCAAGAAAGCGCTTCCCTCCGTTATGACGCCGGAGCGGTTCACGCGGATCACGCTTTCTGCACTTTCCACGAATCCGAAGCTGGCGCAGTGTACGCCGCAATCTTTCCTCGGCGCAATGATGACCGCCGCGCAGCTTGGCTTGGAGCCGAACACGCCGCTTGGACAGGCATATTTGATCCCGTACTGGAACGGCAAGCAGAATCGCCTTGAATGCCAGTTCCAGCTTGGCTATAAGGGCATGATCGACCTTGCATACCGCTCCGGCGAGATCCAGACGATCCAGGCGCAAGTCGGACACGCGAACGATACGCTGATTGCCGAGTATGGCACAGAATGCAGCCTGAAATTTATCCCGAAGCTGAACGGAGATCGCGGCGACCCGGTGAACGTTTGGGCGATGTTCAAGACAAAGGACGGCGGCTACGGCTTCGAGATCATGACGCTGGACGATGTTCGCGCCCATGCGCAGAAGTACAGCAAGGCATACGGCTCCGGCCCGTGGCAGACCAACTTTGAAGAGATGGCAAAGAAGACCGTTCTGAAAAAAGTTCTGAAATACGCGCCGATGAAGTCTGAATTTGTTCGGCAGATTGCGCAGGACAGCACGATCAAGACGGAGATCAGCGACGATATGTTCAGCGTTCCTACTGTTGTCGCAGATGCGGAAATGGTAGACAATATGCCTGTTGACCAGACTACAGGTGAGGTCATGGAGGGCAACGCAAATGCTGAATAAAATCGTCCTGATGGGCCGCCTGACCCGTGAGCCGGAGCTTCGGCAGACGCAAAGCGGAAATTCTGTTGCATCCTTCACGCTTGCCTGCGACCGCGATTTCGCGGCGCAGGGCGCGGAGAAGGAAACGGACTTCGTGGATGTCGTCGCATGGCGCGGCACGGCTGAGTTCGTCAGCAAGTATTTCTCCAAGGGCCGGATGGCCGTCGTGTCTGGCCGTTTGCAGATCCGCAACTGGGAGGATAAAGAAGGGAATAAGCGCAAGACGGCGGAGATCGTCGCAGAAAGCGTTTATTTCGGCGACAGCAAGCGGGACGGGCAGAATGCTTCTACCGCTGCACCGGCCTCTTCGGAGTTCAAGCCGCTGCCGAGCACAACGCCGGTTCCGTTCTCTTCGCCGGATATGCCGCAGATGGAGATCGGCGACGACGACATGCCGTTCTGAGGGCTGACGGATGGGAGATAAAAAGGAATACGTCAAGCTGTGGCTGAGTTACAGGAGCTATTTCGAGGCGTACAGTGCTGCTGAGGTGGGGCGCTTGGTGCTGGCCGCGATGGATTATCGCGAGTCGGGAGCAGAGCCAGAGTTCAGCGGGAGTGAGCGTTTCATTTGGCCTGCGATTCGACGGGACATTGACGAATCCGTAGCGGCTCAAAAAGCCATCTCCGCGTCCAGAAGCGAAGCAGGGAAGCAGGGCGGTCGGCCTGAATCAGAAAAAGCAAATGCTTCACCGGAAAGCAACGAAAAGCAAAAAAAGCAAATGCTTTCCGATGAAAGCAAAAAAAGCTATGGACAAAGGAAAAGGACAAAGGAAAAGGACATGGACAGTATTCTTTCCCCCCTTCCCCCCGCACTGCGCGAATCCGTTGAGAAATGGGTGGCGTACAAGGGCGAACGACGGGAGGAGTATAAGCCTGTCGGCCTGCAAAGCCTTGTTACGCAGATCACAAAGGCTGCGGAGGAATACGGCGAGGAAGCCATGATCGACGTGATAACCCGCTCTATGGCCGCAAATTACAAGGGGATCGTGTTTGACTGGCTGAAAGAGGCCAGCACACGCCCTGCGGCGCTTGGCCGCGCTGCAAAGCCCGGATACGGCGTGCAGGGGCACCACGACGAACTGAACCCGATGGAGCGTGCAGCCGTGGATAGGCTGCTGGGGCCTCCGCCGAAGGGCGCTGATAAAATGCGGCACGGCATACAGGCCCACGGGGAGGAACTGTCTGCGTTCCAACTGGCGGCGATAGACAAAATGCTGAACGAGGAGGAGGACAAAAACAAATGAGTAAACCCAAATACATGGAAGGCGATTGCATTCGGTCGCTGGACGATTTGGTGCTGCAAGAAAACATCTTCTGGAACGGGAGAATTTGGAATCGAAAGTGGTTCATGAACCTTCAGCTTCAACTGCTTCTGTCTCTAATCAAGCACAAGGCACTACAGTACGCTGTGAGGCGAGACGGCAGCACAATGATGGTTCTTGAAGGAATGGAGGATATATGACAGACAAGGAAATCGTGCGGGCGCTGCGGTACTGCAAATTTGGAGTCTCGTGCGAAAACTGCCCCGCAGTAGGGAACGAAGACTGTTTTGACGAGGTAAATACGGCCGCAGCCGACCTGATCGAGCGCCTGACCGCCGAGAACGCGGCGCTGCGGGAGAAGGTGCCGCAGTGGATCAGCGTGGAGGAGAAGCTGCCAGCAGATTATATTAAGCGATACCTTATCGCTTTTAAGGACGCAGGCGGAAGCATCGTGGATGCGGCTCGGTATATTCCGGGGCTCGGTTGGGAGTGTCGCAACTGGGAGGTTCCGCAGGGTTTGATTACCGACTGGATGCCGCTGCCGGGAGCACCGGAGAAAGGAGACAAGGCATGATAGCTGTTTTAATCAGCATCAGACCAAGGTGGTGCGAGAAGATCATAAGCGGAGAGAAAACGATCGAGGTGCGCAAGACGCGCCCGAAGATGGATACGCCGTTTAAGTGCTATATCTACTGCACAAAACCGGAGGAAAAGCTACTCACCATTATGAAAGACGGCGATGAGAATTATGGAGAAACGTATCACGGCAAGCCGGTTTTCATAAAGACGGAAAAAGCGCCGACCACTGGCTTATGGGATAAGCGGCAAAAGGTTATCGGGGAATTTCTGTGCGATCAGATCATCAACATTAACGGCGCGGGAAGGATACCGTCGGATGCTGCGCGGCCAACCTGCCTAGAGCCTGCGGAGCTGCACCGGTATCTCGGAGCTGCCACCGGCTTCGGCTGGCACATATCCAATCTCAGGATTTACGATACCCCGCGCGAACTGCGGGAATTTTACGCTGTGCCAAATGAGGTAGAGGTAGCGCTCAAGGCAAAACCCAGGCCAATTACCCGCCCGCCGCAGAGCTGGCGGTATGTGGAGGAAGAGCTATGGAACGACTGACTAAATGGAACGAATCATCGTATAAACACGCCTATTATCCGCGCTGCTTCAAAGAACCGCGCTACGGCAGCGGGTGCAAAATCAAGGATTGCCCGTTTGAAATAGCGGTGTGTGAGCGACTTGCGGCCTACGAGGACACGGGGCTGACGCCAAAAGAGGTAACTGCGCTAGGAGAACTGTTCGATTACGCGCTGAAAGAATCAAAAACGCTGACTGAGCAGCTTACATTGCTCCATCACATCCGCGAGCTTGCCGAGGCCGACAAGGACGGAAGAGTTATTGTTCTACCTGCCAAAAAAGGAGATACACTGTATGCCGTGACTAGGTTTGGAGTTGAAAAACGAGTTGTAAAAGAAATTGCAGCGCCATTTTTCTACAATACTTACGAAAGTAGTGATAGGGCAGCGCTCTCAACCGATATTAGAAATTTTGGTAAGACCGTTTTCCTCACCCACGAAGAAGCCGAGAAGGCTTTGCGGGAAATGGAGGGCAAGAAGGATGGCTAAGTACGTAACCAAAGCGCAGTTGAGACAACTCTATCAGGCTCAGCTCATCGATAACGACGAATATCTGAGACTTTTAAAAGAGTTTGCAGGGATAGAATCCCGGCCGACCACGGAGTACAACCACTACGACGAAAATGGCGAGTTTATTGGTAGCAGCGTGGACACCGATCTTTCTGACCTGCTGGACGAGGCTGGCGTGGAGGTGCGGGACGATGGGCCAACATAAACACAACCCGGTCGCCATTGCGGCGGCAAAAGGCGAGCTGCTGTCGAAGCTGTATCGGTAGTGCGTTGCAAAGATTGCGAGAATTTCAGTCGGAATGAAGAAAATGACCCGTACTGCGCAGATCGGAGAGGGCTTTCAGACCCGGAGCCTGACGGGTATTGCAGCTACGGAGAACGGAGGGAAGAATAAAGGATGAGCCTAATAGACGCTGCCAGATACACCACAATGATTATGGCGCAGAATCCAGACTGGTGCGCCAAAAGAATGGAAAACTTCGAGAAGTACATCACGGAAAATAGTGCTGGTGCTGCCGAGGTGTGTAATGAAAGGAAAGACAACTCCGCGATGGTGATTCTCAAGGATGAGGAGGGCAAGAAGGATGGCAACGAAACGAGTATGTGACCGCTGCGGGGCGGAGATAAACCCCACAAGCTCTGCGACGTATGTAAACGTACGAAGCGCGTTCCATGAGGAATCACCTGATATTGAGCTTTGCTGCTCCTGCGCGATGCAAATCAAAGAATGGCTTAAGTCGAGTGTAGAGGAGGACAAGAAGGATGGTAAAATACACTGAAATATGCGCATTGTACCATTTTTGCGTCGATCTTGGAATCAAATGCACGATAGAGCGCCTGCACGACGGCTATGCAGTGCGTTTCCCGGACGGAAGTGACTTCGCACAGCATCATGGCACATATGGCGGGAAGGAAGGATGCGTTGAACCGGCTATCGGGGACTCCGAATTTGACTATACTGCAGTCGGCTTGAACCTCGCGAAGGAGCTCGTGAAGAAACACAAAGGCAAATTGGAGGGCAAGAAGGATGGCTGAACTGAAACCGTGCCCGTTCTGCGGCGGTGACGTAGAAGAAACAGGCGGTTCGTGTAATTTCGGGAAAAAGATTATGACGCTCAATGTAAAGTGCAGGAAATGCGGGACATCCGTTGCCCTGAAAACAGCATGGAACACGAACGCATACATTGAAGCGGTTGAGGCATGGAACAGGAGTGTAAACCATGCATGAGGAGGAAAGTTGATGCAGGATTGCTGTTTTACATGCAAAAATCTGGAATACAGAAAGAACTACGTTTATCCGTACCGGTGCTTGAAGCACAAAGCAGAACGGTTCTCGGAGAAGGAATTTGAACGGATGTACTTTTCCGGAGAGGAATGCAAAGACTTTGAACAAAGGAGGTGGCCTGATGGGCACAATTCTGGCGATTGATCCGGGGAATATGAAATCCGGCTATGTAATTGTAGAGCATGATGGAGAAGAAATTCGCCGCGTGCTGGAGGTCGGGAAGATCGAGAACAATGTGCTGCTGCCGCTGATCGCGCAGAAGCTTTACGGGAACGGCTACGACGTGGCAATCGAGATGATCGCGGGCATGGGCATGACGGTAGGCCAAGAGGTTTTCGATACCTGCGTCTGGATCGGGCGGTTCTGGCAGACGATATTGTGGCAGACTGGATATGGGCCGACGCGGATATTCCGCCGGGAAGAAAAGCTGGATCTGTGCGGTTCGCTATCTGCCAAAGATGCAAACATCCGTCAAGCCCTCGTTGACCGCTACGCGCCCGGCCAGCCGAATTTCGGCAAGGGCACGAAGAAGAATCCCGGTTTCTTTTACGGCTTCTCTGCGGATATGTGGGCGGCGATGGCGGTAGCCGTGACGTATTTCGATAAGTACATCAAGGGGGTAAAGCTTTGAACAAGACGCAGCGCAAGCCGCCGAGGCCGCCGATGCAGCTGACGTGCGATGCCTGCGGGAAGACGTTTATGCGCGCACCGTCGAAGTACAAGGCAAAATACAATTTTTGCAGCGAGGCGTGCGCATGGACGGCACATAGAGAAGCTGTGATGGGCCGGGCGGAGCGCGTGCGGATCCTGATCACGTGCTCAATCCCGGTATACCCGGAAATGCGGCCTGTCTGCGGGCGGGTGTATCCCGCCGAGAAATACAAATACAGGACAAACCGGACGGGCTATGTCGTCGAGGTGGGCGGCAAGCGGGTTTGCGTGAGGGTGGACGAATGCAGGGAGATTTAAGAATCAGCCCATATTCCGCTCCGTGCGGAAGCTGCCCCGAGAAAGGCTGCGGGGCAAAGCATACGACCTGCGAGGCGTACATAGCGTTCCGCAAAAAGGCGGACAAGTACAAGCGCGATAAGCAGAAGGCAATGGCGCGCAACGCCTCTACACGGGGCTGTATGCGGACGCTGCACGATGCGAACCGCGCAAAGCGCGAAGGGAGGCAACATTACTGATGAGCACGCCGCGATACGGCTGGTGGGCCTATGCAAAATGGATGATCCGCAGCTATAAGGGCGGCGGGCTGATGACGAAGGCCGAGCGCGCTGCCGTTGCGGATGCAATCGCGGAGACGGAACAGCTCGTTGACGGCGCGGAGCGACTCCGGCTCATAGATTTGGTTCTTTGGAAGCGAACGCATACCCTGCAGGGCGCTGCAATGGCGGTTTATGTATCCGAACGCACCGCACAGGAATGGCACAGGCAATTTATTCGCCTTGTGGGGCAAAAAAGAGGGCTTTTATGAAAAAGTCTGCGTCCCAGAGCCAAATTTAACATTTACTATAAGGGCGTAGAGATCAACTCTACGCCCTTCTTCATCGGCACCGCAGCGTTCTGCGGAAACCTCCTCCTCCTGTTCTCGTGTTCTCCGGTGTGAATAAATATATTTATTCACACACGGAGACACGAGAACGAAAGAATGAGGCAGAAAGGAGCGGCTATGGCGAGTTTGCGCGCCCTTGCACACAAGCTGCAAACAGCGCTCTTGTACCACGGAATCAAAATAAAAATCAATCAAATGCAGACCTATTCCGCGAAAAATGACAGGATGGTGACGAAATACATGGTTTACGAATATCGACCTGATGAAAAACCGAAGAATGTCACTTTGCTGGAAACTTACCAGATCGCGGATGTGGTGAAGCTGCTGGCAAGCCTTTACAGCGATGGCGGATGAAAAACTTACGCCGAAGCAGAGACGATTCTGCGAAGAATATCTGAAATCCGGGAACGCGACAGAAGCAGCGAAAAAGGCCGGGTACAAAGAAACATCATGCAGAGTGATTGCGGCAGAAAACCTATCAAAACCAGCTATTTCTGCGTATATAAAGCGCAGGCTGGACGAACAGGAAGCGGCGCAGGTTGCGGATTCAAACGAAATTCTGAAATTTTACACTGCGGTCATGCGCGGTGAGATCAAAGACCAGTTCGGCATGGACGCATCTCTATCCGACCGGCTGAAAGCCGGTGACAGCCTTATGAAACGCTACGCAGCTGCTTCCGACCGCAACAGGACGACAATGGAGAAGCTTGATTCGATGCTGAAGGAGTTCCAAGATGCTGTTAAGTCCGAAACAACGTGAATTTGTAAAATACGGGACGCATCGATGGAACTTCAAGGGCGGAGCCACCAGAAGCGGGAAGACTTACCTCGATTTTCGATGGATCATACCGATCCGGATTCGTGAGCGAATCGGGAAAGATGGTCTGGCCGTCATTCTCGGCGTAACAAAATCCACGATTGAGCGAAATGTGCTGGAGCCGATGCGGAACCTGTATGGCGATATGCTTGTCGGAACAATCTCCAGCGACAACACAGCGTGGATTTTCGGGGAAAAGTGCTATTGCCTCGGTGCGGAAAAGGTTTCTCAGGTGTCAAAGATTCGCGGTGCATCGATTAAATATTGCTATGGGGACGAAGTAGCTGATTGGTCGGAAGAAGTATTCGCACTGCTGAAAAGCCGTCTTGACAAGGAATATTCTTGTTTTGATGGGACGTTCAATCCGCAATATCCTGACCACTGGCTGAAAAAATTCCTCGATAGCAACGCGGATATTTTCAGCCAGACATACACGATAGACGACAACCCGTTCCTGCCGGAATCTTTTAAAGAAAATCTGAAAAAAGAATACGAAGGGACGGTTTATTACGACCGCTACATTCTCGGCCTCTGGGTACGTGCCGAAGGACTGGTATATCCGATGTTTGGAGATGGCTGCATCACGCAGGAGATCCCGGACACCGGAGATTATTATATATCTATAGACTATGGCACGCTGAACCCGTTTTCTGCCGGGTTATGGTGCGTTGGGAAGAAATGTGCAGTCAGAATCGCGGAGATCTATTACAGCGGCCGCGAGGAAAAAAAGCAGAAAACAGATGAGGAATACTGCGACATGGTAGAACGGCTTGCAGGAGATAAGCCAATCAGGGCCGTTGTCGTGGATCCGTCTGCCGCGTCGTTCATTGAAGCGCTGCGCAGAAGGAGCGGATTTAAAGCCCGGCACGCTGACAACGACGTTTTGAACGGGATCCGCACAACGTCCGATTTCCTGCGAGATGGAAGAATCAAGATTCATGCGGGCTGTAAAGACACCATCCGCGAATTTGGGCTTTACAGGTGGGACGAAAAAGCAGAATCTGACCGCGTCGTGAAGGAAAACGACCACGCTATGGACGAAATCAGGTACATGGTGATGACGGTCTTGAAAAAGCACTTCAAAGAACACAGATTTGTGCCGGAGCTGGCGCGGTGAGGCAAAAGATGAAAACATATCAGGATTTTTTAGAGGTTGCGGAAAAGTCTGACCGGGAACGGATGGAATTTGTTCTGTCCGCGATAAATAATCACAAAGACTCGGATTTATACAAACAGGCGGTTATTGCGAAGGAGTATGACGCGCACAGGAATGTGACGATTGCTAATTTTCAAAAGCTGCTTTATACACTCAACGGGAAAGTCATTCCGGACAACTACAGTCCGAACTATAAGCTTCGGAGCAATTTCTTTGCAAATTTCATCACGCAGGAAACGCAGTATCTGCTCGGGAACGGCGTGACGCTGAAAGAAGCCGCGAACAAAGAAAAACTCGGCGCATCGTTCGACGTTCGGCTGCAGGACGCAGCGCATGCGGCCCTTGTTGGAGGCGTATCGTATGGCTTCTGGAACCTTGATCATCTTGAGGTTTTCGACGTAACAGAGTTCGTTCCGATTCTCGATGAGGAAAACGGTGCGTTGCGCTCCGGGATTAGATTCTGGCAGGTATCCGATACGAAGCCGCTTCGCGCAACACTCTACGAGCCGGACGGCTTTACACAGTTCATCCGCAGAAGCGGAAAAAACATGGAGATCCTAGAGGCAAAGCGCGGATATGTATCTGTCGAGGCAAGTTCCGAAGCGGACGGTACGGAGATCCTTGCATATCAAAACTATCCCGGCTTCCCGATTATTCCGCTCTACGGCAACCGCGCAAGGCAGTCAGAGCTTGTCGGCCAACGCGAGGCGATAGACTGCTACGATCTCATTAAGTCAGGCTTTGCGAATACAGTTGATGAGGCGTCGATCATTTATTGGACGATCTCAAACGCCGGTGGCATGGACGAGATCGATATGGCACGGTTCAAAGAGTCCATGCGGCGGATCGGCGTTGGGCTCGTGGACGACGACGGCGCGAAGGCAGAGGCTCATACGCTCACAATCCCAGTTGAAGCTCGGGAAGCGCTTCTTTCCAGAATCAGCGACGATCTTTACCGTGACGCGCAAATGCTTGATGTGGCAAAAGTGCAGGCGGGGCAGAAGACGGCGACGGAGATCATGGCGGCGTATCAGCCGATGGATAACAAGGTGGATCAATTTGAATACTGCGTGATCGAGTTCCTGCAGGCGTTGTTTAAGATCGTTGGTATTGATGACGAGCCATCCTTTATGCGATCCAAAATAACAAATCAGTTAGAACAGACGCAGATGGTGCTGCTTGCCGCGAGCTACCTTGACGACGAAACGATTCTGAGCAAGCTGCCGTGGCTTACGCAGGAGGAAATCGCAAACATTTTGAAGAGGAAAAGCGCGGAAGAATTAGAGCGATATTCCACGAAAGATATGGAGGAATAGACGTATGAGCAGCATGGTACAGGGCGATGCGTACAGTCTGGCCGTCACGGTCAAGAACAACGGGCAGGCTGTCGAGATCGACGATATTGAGAAGATCGAAATGACGCTTCTGTATTTGCAGAAGTATTACCCAGGCCAGATCACATACGCGGACGGGAAATTCTATTTCCCGCTGGCGCAGGAAGAAACATTCCGCCTGCCGAAGGTCTGCCCGATGCAGATTCGCGTGAAATTCAAAAGCGGTGACGTGCTCGGCTCCGAGAAAAAGCAGATCGACGTATCTGCCGCGCTTTCAAAGGCGGTGTTGTGATGGGCGGCATTGAATTTGAACTCAAGAACCGCGATCCGGTTGACGTTTCCTTTAACGTTTCCGTGCGTGCTGGCGGCGGCTCCGGCGGCGGCTACAACATCGGCCCCGGCCTGAAGCTGGACGCCGAAACGAACACCCTGTCCGTCGATACGGCGGACGCAGTCGAAAAGGACAACACCAAGCCCGTAACGTCCGCCGCCGTGTATACGGAGGTCGGCAACATCAACGCGCTGCTTGCGACGATTTAAGGAGAGGATTTTATGAGCACACAAACCGAAATTACCAGACTACAGACTGCGCGGAACAAGCTGCGCACATGGCTCGTCGGCCTCGGCCTTGCCGCGAGCACGGACAAGCTCGACGCGCTGGCCGACAAGGCATCGGCCATCAAAAATCAGGGCGCGGTTGACGCCAACGTCAAGGAGGGTGAGTCCTACACCATCCCCGCGGGCTATCACAACGGCTCCGGCACGGTCAAGGGCGTCTCCGGCGGCGGCAACTACAACCTGCAGGCCAAATCCGTCACGCCGACGAAGGAGCAGCAGTCCGTCACACCAGATCAGGGCTATTACGGCCTGTCCGGCGTGACAGTCGGCGCGATTCCGGAAAACTATCAGGACGTCTCCGCCACGACCGCCGCGCCTGCCGACGTGCTGGCGAATAAAGTCTTTATCGATGCGGACGGCGTAACGCAGGCAGGCACCATGCCGGACAACGGCGCGGTCGAAAAGGTTCTGGACGCTACGACCGGCAATCAGGAATACACCGTCCCGGCGGGCAAGCACTCCGGCGCGGGCAAGGTATCTGTCGCGCTGGAAACCAAGTCCGCCACGCCTGCCGAGGCCGCGCAGGACATTACGCCAACCAAGGGCAAAGTCCTCGGCAAAGTCACGGTCGGCGCGATCCCGGACAAATACAAGGACGTTTCCGGCGTGACCGCCGGAGCGGCTGACGTGCTGGACGGAAAGTTTATCGTGCTGGCCGACGGCAGCAAGGTCGAGGGCACCATGGCCAACAACGGCGCGATCGCAAAGACCATCGACGGCCTCACGCAGACCAGCGTCCAAATCCCGGCGGGCTATACCTCCGGCGGCACAGTCAGCCTGACGGACGACATCGAAAACGCCCTCGCCGCGATTTAAGGAGGCCGACATGAGCGTACAGGCAGAGATCGACCGCATTAGCACGGCAGTCGGCGCGGCATATGACGCAGTGGAGGCCAAAGGAGGCACAGCCCCTGCGGCACAGACCATCGAAGGGCTTGCCGCAGCAGTCGGTACGATTCAGACCGGCATAGCTCCGCAACTGGTCGTAACGGTATCTGCCGGTGCGACCGTCACGGCGACAAATGGCTCCAAAACAATTACCGGAACATCTGACAGCACCGGCGTTTGCACGCTTATCGTGCCGGAAGCCGGAACATGGAGCGTATCCGCGACGCTGGACGGGAAAACATCTGACACAAAAGCCGTAACTATCACGGACAGTTACGCGGTGTCGCTTAATTTTGTATATCCGACACTGAATAAAAATACTTGGGAAACAATAAAAGATATATCCGACGCGGGACAGGGCGCGAACTATTGGAGCGTCGGTGACCGAAAGGCTGTAACGCTAAATGGCACGGTTGGACAGCTTACACTATCTAATTACACAACATATGCGTTCATTATTGGATTTAACCATAACGCGAGCCTAGAAGGGGAAAACCGTATCCATTTCCAACTTGCAAAGACCGCGCTCTCCGGCGGTACGGACGTGTGTTTCTGCGATAGTTACTATACCTCGCCCGTTTCGACAACCGGCTATTTCTCTATGAACAGTAGTGCAACGAACTCCGGCGGATGGGCGAGCTCGCAAATGCGTACAAATATTTGCGGGACAAGCCTCTCGAGTTATTCCGGAACGATTATCGCAGTCATTCCGGCGGCGCTCCGTGCAGTCCTAAAGTCCGTTACCAAGTACACGGACAATACGGGAAATAATAGCACATCCGCGATCGCGGTCACGGCGACAAAGGATTACTTTTTCCTCCTCTCGGAGTTTGAGGTTTTCGGGAGCATTTCGAGAGCAAACTCGAACGAGGCGAGTAAGCAAGCGCAGTACACCTATTATTCCGCTGGAAACAGCAAGGTAAAGTACAAGCACAACGGAACGAGTGCCGCCGCTCGTTGGTGGCTCCGTTCTCCGCTTGCGAGCAACTCCGACGGTTTCGAGAATGTGAACACCAACGGGACAGTCGAAGACCGCACCGCGCGCGCTTCCTTCGGCTTCGCGCCCGGCTTTTGCGTATGAGGGAGAAGCGCATGGAATATATCGTGTATAAGCGGTTCCGTGGGAATGGCATCGATGGAGCATTTAATCTCCGGTACGGAACTGTTGTATCGGAGATTGAAGGGTTCCTGTTTGCAGCAGACGGCAGGCGGATATGCGCTGCGACGTCCGAAAACGGGTGGGAGCATTTCAGGCCGAACACGCAGGAAGGTGCCGAGCGGCAGAAAATGCTGAACGATCTGTACCGATGGTACAGAAAAAACGGCTGCGGTGAAGATTTTACGGATGAAAAATGGCCGGGGCAGGAAAACGGCTACTGGAAAAATCGGTTGAGAACAGCAAACACAGAGCGATTAGAGAAAATCTATCAAGAGAAATTTGGAGGGACACCATGTATGCAGTAAAACAGGATGGCGCATTTGCCGGGTATGCAGACAACATTGTGCTCATCCGATTGCACGGCAACGGTTGTTATGTCCCGTGCAAGGAAGCCGAGGCCGAGGGCTTTTGTGCGAAGATGGCTGTGACTATTACAGATGAAGAAGGGACTGAGCATCAGGTGCTTTCGGACATGGTGTTTCATCTCGCAGACCATACGCTGAAAGGCACTGAGCCAGAAGGCAGTTATGATGAAATGGGCGCGGCATTGCCACTCACAGATGCAGAAACAGCGGCGAAAATTTTACTTGGGGAGACAGATTGATGAGTTACACAGAAAGAGCCAGAGCATTGAGACCCTATATTGAAAAAGCGTCTATTAGCTTACCCGATGAGGATGCACTGCAAGCAGTAGAGTTATTCCCACAGTGGGTGACAGGCCATTCTTACGCGGTCGATGATCGGCTGCAATACAATGGCGTATTATATCGCGTGGTGCAGGCGCATACCTCACAGGCAGACTGGACACCGGATATTACACCGGCACTGTTTGTGATCGTTTCACTAGAGGAATGGCCGGAATTTGTGCAACCTACGGGTGCGCATGATGCCTACAATAAGGGTGACAAGGTGACGTTTGAAGGCAAGCATTACATCAGCTTGATTGACGGGAATGTATTTTCACCAGCGGAATATCCGGCTGGTTGGCAGGAACAGGCGTAATTTACGAGAAGAAGGGAGAACACCATGGACACCAAGACCATCATCGTCACGCTCGTCTGCGCCGTGCTTGGCGGGGCGGATAGAAATGTATGAGCACAAGCAACACCGCCGGGCAGAAAATGACAGACGCAGAGCTCGCAAAGCTTGAAAAGCGGATTGCTGCGATATACAGGGAAGCGTATAACGATCTGACGGATACGATCAGGGATTACTTCGGTAAATTTGCAGCGCGTGACGCGGTGGAAAAGGCACGCATGGATGCTGGGGAGATCTCGGAGGATCAATACAAACTGTGGCGTGCTGCTCAGATTGGACGCGGGAAGCGGTTTGAAGCGCTAAGGGATAAAGTCGCAGAGCGAATGACGAATGCAAACGCAACCGCAATCGCCTATATCAACGACGCAACGCCGGGGATTTACAGCCTGAACAGGAACCTAGCAGCCTATATGATCGAGCAGGTGGCGGGGGACGTTGGATTCGATCTCTGGGATGAGCGGGTTGTGAAGCGCCTGATTGCCGAGCAGCCGGGCCTTATGCCATCATACCCGGAGAAGCGAGCACTCAAACGTGGGATTGATCTTGCATACGGGAAAAAGCAGATCACGGCCAGTGTCACCAGCTCCATCTTGCAGGGCCGGAGCATCAAAGGCATGGCGGATGATCTGCAAAGCCGCATTACCACCATGAACCGCGACAGCGCCATCCGGACGGCCCGCACAGCCGTCACCGGCGCACAGAACGCCGGGCGGCTGGATTCCTATTATGCTGCCGAGAAAATGGGAATCAAGTGCAGAAAACAATGGATGGCGACGCTCGACGGAAGAACCCGCCACTCCCACGCCATGCTCGACGGCGAGATCGTGGACAACGACAAAAAGTTCTCCAACGGCTGCCGCTACCCAGGTGACCCGAACGGCCCACCGTCCGAAATCTATAACTGCCGCTGCACGCTGGTATCTGTGATAGAGGGAATTGACACTTCCAAAGGACAGCGCCGCGCCAGAAATCCTGAGACAGGGGAAAATGATCTGATTGAAAACATGACATATGCAGAATGGGCGGGGTGGAAGCAAGGGACAAATAAAGTTGCAGATGGCGAGGAATCTGCTATAATAAAAACATACAGACAGTTTGACACCGGCGATGCGGCAAATAATTTCTTCTATTATGACGGAGATGAACGTGGGCTGCTTGCGAAGAAGCGCAGCAAGCATGCGCAATGGCAAAAGTCTTTGACGGAAGATGAAGATTACGCTATCGGCGATTATACCGGCGGCGGGTATTACGACATAAACTCATATTTGCGCAAAACTGGCGATTGGGAAAATATCAATGCTGAATTTGTTAAACAGCAAATAAAAGGGCTTGATAGCGCAATAAGCCGATATGAGTTAAAAGATAATATTCGTGTCCAGCGCGGCGTGATGAACGACGTTGTTGATAGGCTCGTGGAAGATAATGACGTTCAGGATAGTTTGAGTGAACTCATAGGAAAAAAATTTCGAGAATCGGCGTATTCCAGCACGACGGCTGTCCGAAACAATGGTGTTGCAACTGCAAAACCGACAATCCTTGATATCGAAATTCCCGCTGGAACGGGTCGCGGAGCATATGTCAATCAGCTTGCTGGGCAGTTCCAAGATACTGAGTACGAATTTTTACTTAAGCGCGGATCAACATTTACGATTAAGGAAGTCCGCGAGGACGAAATCATGGGCGAATACCATTATTACATAAGGATGGTGATGGACGTTGAGTGAGTACGCAAAAAAGTTGCGCGAAAAACACGCTTTGCAAGAGAATGGAGACCTTGGAGCCGTGTTCGCAAAATGTGAAAAGCTTGGCTGTTCTCGGGATTTTGTGAAATCGTTTATTACGCGAGCGGAATTGCTCCCCATGAAGCAGACTTTAGCGTTTTTGGAAAACAAAGATGCGAACAGCGAGAACCTAAAACGATGGAGTACGCTTATATGCACACTCATTGAGCAGAAACCAGAATCCGAAAAGAAACGCGAATGGAAACGGTGTTTGAAGGTGATCGGCGATGAACGTTGAATTTATCGACAATTCCGAAGAAGTGAAATCCGCTATGCACGACGCGCTGATTCGCGCCCTCGAAAAGATCGGCATGACGGCTGAAAAGTACGCGAAGCGGCTTTGCCCGGTGGACACCGGCAATCTGAGGAACAGTATCACGCACCGCGTAGATGAAGGGGAACCGGCTTCATACATCGGAAGTGACACGGAATATGCCGCATACGTCGAACTCGGAACCGGTAAGTATTATCCGGGCGGAAGACCTACGCCGTGGGCGTATCAGGACGCAAAGGGGGACTGGCACTGGACGGCGGGCAATAAAGCGCAGCCATATTTGAAGCCCGCAGCGGCGAACTATGCGGCGCAGTACCGGAAAATCGTCGAAGATGAGATGAAAAACGGATAAAGATTGCGTCCCAGAGCCATAAATATACGGTATAAGTGTGGTAACAGCAAGGAAATGACTGTTGCCACATTTTTTGTTCTGTCGCGGCAAAGCACCGCCGACAAGGGAAAGGAAGATAGGACATGGCACTGACGCGCAAGCTCCTGAAGGGCATGGGGCTGACAGAAGAGCAGATGGATACGATCATTGAGGCGCACACCGATACCGTAGACGGGCTGAAAAGCGACCTTGCACGGTATAAGGCAGACGCCGAAAAGCTCCCCGGAGTACAGGCGGAGCTTGAAAACCTGAAAGCCAAAGGCGACGATGGCTGGAAGGATAAGCACGACAAGGTCAAAAAGGAATTTGACGACTACAAAAGAGAACAGATGCAGAAGGAAACCAAGTCCGCGAAGGAAACCGCGTATCGGGAACTTTTGAAGTCTGTGGGTATCAGCGAAAAACGAATTGATTCGGTTTTGAAGGTCACCGATCTTTCTTCGGTTGAATTGGAAGACGGAAAGATCAAGAACGCCGATGATTTGAAGAAGTCCATCAAGGAAGAGTGGGCAGATTTCGTTGTTACCACGAAACAGAAGGGCGCGGACACCAAAGATCCGCCCGCAAACAACGGCGGCGCTATGAGCCGGGACGACATCTTCAAAATCAGGGACGCGTCTGAACGGCAGGCAGCAATTGCCGCAAATCTCAATTTGTTCGGAAAGGAAGAATAATATGGCAGCAAAAAACAACCTGACCATGACGAGCGACGTTCAGGTAACCGCTCGTGAAATCGATTTTGTAACCCGCTTTGCGCGGAACTGGCAGCACCTGCGCGACATTCTCGGCATTATGCGCCCCATCAAAAAGCAGCCGGGAACCGTCCTGAAATCCAAGACTGCAAGCGTGACGCTCGCGCAGAGCGTCGGCGAGGGTGAAGAGATTCCCTACTCCAAAGCGACTGTCATTGAAAAGGACTACGCCAACATCAACGTCGAGAAGTACGCAAAGGCTGTTTCCATCGAGGCGATCAAGGAATACGGCTATGACGTTGCCGTCGCCCTGACCGACGAGGCATTCCTGTATGAGCTGCAGACCAATGTCACCAATCGGTTCTACGATTATCTGAATACCGGCCTGCTGACCGTCAGCGAAACCAACTGGCAGCGCGCGCTTGCAATGGCGAAGGGCGCTGTTATCAACAAGTTCAAGCAGATGCACCGCACCGCGACCAACGTTGTTGGCTTCGTGAACGTGATGGATCTGTACGATTACCTCGGCGGCGCCGATATCACCATCCAGACTGAATTCGGCTTCCAGTACATCAAGAACTTCATGGGCTATAGCACCGTGTTCCTGCTGTCTGACGATGAGATCAAACGCGGTCGTGTTATTGCGACTCCGGTCGAGAACATTGTCCTGTACTACATTGACCCAGCTGACAGCGATTTCGCCCGTGCCGGTCTCGACTACAGAACCGACGGAGAAACCAACCTTGTCGGTTTCCATGTGCAGGGCAACTACTCCACTGCGGTCTCCGAGTCCTTTGCGATCATGGGCATGACCCTGTTCGCGGAGTATCAGGACGGCATTGCCGTTGCTGACATTGACGAGACCCCGTCGCTCGGCACGCTGACGGTTACCTCTGCGGCGGGCACGGCGACAGGTGACACGAAGATCACGGTAACGCCCGCGAAGGAAGCAAGCGGCAACGTCTACAAGTACAAGGTAGGCGATTCGGCTGAGACTGTCACCTACGGCCAGAACGTCAGAACGTGGCCGACGTGGGACGGCAAGTCCGATGTCACGGCAGCGACGGGCAAGAAGATCACAGTCGTTGAGGCTGACGCGACCTATAAAGCGCAGAAGGCCGGAAACGCGACGGTAACGGCGAAGTAAGGAGGCGGCAGCGCAATGCTAACCGAATTGTGCGGGGTTCTGCGGAACTGGTTTGAAACGGATCGGATCAGCGGAACGTACACAGTAGAAAACGGCAGCATTGCGCTGCCGTTCCTGCAAGAAGGGCAATTCTTCCGGATTGTCGGCTCTGTTTTCAACGACGGAGTTCACCAATACCCGGATTACGGGATGGCCGATGAGACCTTTGATGGATCTGTCTGGCCGATGGCCGTCCCATCCGCTGTCCTCGCCCTCGAAGCTGAGATCAGAGCATGGCAAGAGAAAAACGGGGACGCGGCAGCAAGCCCGTTCACATCGGAAAGCTTCGGCGGGTATAGCTACTCGAAGGGATCGAGCGGAAGCACGTCCGCGAGCGGGGCCGTGACATGGCAGACGACGTTCAAATCGCGCATGAACCAGTGGAGGAAGATCTGATATGAGTTTACTTGATGATTTTGCCCGCCCGTGCGTACTGCTCGAAAAAAGCCGGACGCCGGACGGAGCGGGCGGTTACGTCACGATATGGACGGACGGGGCGGAATTCGCAAATTACCAGATGCTCGATACGTCCATGGAGGCTCGCAGAGCGGAGAAGGAGGGCGTGACAAGCGTTTACTCGGTGCTTGTGCAAAAAGCCGTACCAATCGATTATAACGACTTCTTCCGCGACAAGGCGACCGGCGAGACGTACCGCGTCACGTCCGAGCCAAAGGACAAGCAAACACCGAAGTCCGCAAGCTTCGATCTGAAATACTTCACTGCAGAAAAGAAAGCGCTGCCAACATGACGAAAGACAAAGCATTGCATGCGTGGTTCTCGCAATTTCTCACGGCATACCCCACATCAAGTGTCCCGGACGATGCCGTTTTTCCGTGGCTGACCTATGAGCTGATTACCGGCGCGTGGGACAGCGGGGAAATCGGCCTGACAGTGAATCTCTGGTACTACACAACGCAGGAAGCAGAACCAAACGCGAAAGCGCAGGAAATCTCGGACGCTATCGGCTTGGGCGGCGTGTTTGTGCCGTGTGACGACGGCGCAATCTGGATCAAGCGCGGATCTCCGTGGTGCCAGAACGTCCGGGACGATTCTGATGCAAATATCAAGCGGCGGTATTTGAACGTCACAATCGAATACATTACCGCGAACTGAAAGGACTGATTTCATGGCGAAATTTACAAAAATTCCGGCGGATACGTTTAAGCAGCTGCAAATCAATGCTGGCGTTGTTTTGAGCGAATTTACGCCTGCAACCGGAACGTTTGAACCGGAGAACCAGATCGGCGCAACTACCGGAGGCGTTACATTTTCCGCGACACCGACGTATTCTGACTACGGCTCGGATGTGGATAATTGCCCCAAGAACACAATGGAAATGAAGCGGATGGACGATGTCGAAGTGAAACTTTCCGGTACATATGTAACGGCTACGACTGCCTCCGCGAAATCTCTTATGGCGGCGGCTGACATCGACGGCACAGATACGACAAAGGTTGTTCCTCGGCGCGATCTTTCACCGACTGACTTTGCGGACATCTGGCTTGTGGGTGATTATTCCGACAAGAACGGTGCGACAAACGGTGGTTTCATTGCTATTCGTCTTATGAACGCGCTATCGACCGGCGGATTCCAGCTGAAAACCGCCGACAAGGGCAAGGGGCAGATGGCGTTTGAGTACACGGCGCACTATTCGATGTCAAAGCAGGACGTTGTGCCATATGAGGTTTATATCAAAGCCGGTACGGCTGAAATGTAAGGAGAAGAAAGTATGAAATTTTCGGAACTTAGCACGGATAGGGCGGCTGACGTTCTTTGCGAGGTCAGCGTGTGCGCGCTCAACATCCTGACCGACGATGAGCTGCGGGAGAGTCTGAAAGCACAGATCGACGCGGAGAAGCCGCAGACGGCGGGAGAACGGTACGCGATCGGTGCGCAGAAGATCGGTCAGTGGATTCCTCTGATTCTGAAAAAGCACCGGGAAGATACGCTTGGTATTCTGGCTGCGATCAACGAAACGACTGTTGAGGCGATCAAAAAGCAGAGCGTCCTAAAAACCATGTGGCAGATTCAGGAGATCGTCAAGGACAAGGATATGCAGAATTTTTTCAAATCGTGCGCGTCGGAGGCGAAAGCGTAACGCTTGCGCTTCTGGCAGCTCCAAAGATAAGCGCGGGAGGGCTGATTCGCCTTTTGCCGATTTTGGTAAAGCGGCAGCAGGAAGAATCAGCCTTCCGTATTTATACGGCGGAGTGTTTGCGCACAATGACGGAAAACACAGCGAAATTCGCGGGCGGCAGCTTTGTGCAGGCAAAATATTCCGATCTGATAGACCCGAAGCCGCAGGACAACCGAACCTGCGAAGAGATCACCGCCGAGGTTGTTAAGCGGTGCGGATTGGTGGTGAAGCATGAATCTATTTGAACTTTTTGTAAAAATCGGCGCGGACACGTCTGAAGCGGACAAGGGCATCGACGAAACCGGGAAGAAAACATCCGGCCTCGGCGAGAAGATTAAAAACGGCCTTGCCACTGTCGGCAAGGCTGCGGTAGTCGGCGTGACGGCAGCGGCGACGGCAATCGGCACGATTGGAACAAAGGCAATCCAAGCATATGCGGACTACGAGCAGCTTGTCGGCGGCGTAGAGACGCTTTTTAAGGATAGCCAAGATAAAGTTATGGAGTACGCAAACAACGCGTACAAAACCGCTGGGCTGTCTGCGAATGAGTACATGGAGACGGTGACAAGCTTTTCTGCATCCCTGCTGCAGTCTCTCGATGGGGATACCAGTGCAGCGGCAGAAAAAGCAAACCTGGCGCTGACTGATATGTCCGACAACGCGAACAAAATGGGCACGGACATGACATCAATCCAGAACGCATATCAGGGGTTCGCAAAAGCAAATTACACCATGCTCGATAACCTGAAGCTCGGCTACGGCGGTACGCAGGCCGAAATGCAGCGGCTGCTTGAAGACGCGGAGAAAATCTCCGGCATCAAGTACGACATTTCCAGCTATGCGGATATCGTGGACGCGATCCATGTCGTGCAGACCGAAATGGGCATCACCGGCACGACTGCAAAAGAAGCCGCGTCCACGATTCAAGGCTCGTTCGGCATGGTAAAAGCCGCGTTGCAGAACCTTGTGACCGGACTCGCAGACCCGAATCAGGATCTCGGGACCCTCGTCGGGAACTTTATAGATTCCGTTGTTGTCGCAGGAAACAACCTAATTCCGCGTATTCAGGAATTACTGCCGCGTATCGTGGAGGCGGTTTCTGCGCTGATGGGCACCGTAAGCACGCAGCTGCCGGGCATACTCGGATCCACCCTCCCCTCGCTTATCGAGGGCGCGTCAAATCTGGTCACCGGGCTTATGTCCGCGCTCCCGGAAATCCTTACCGTTCTGGGCGATATCGCGCCGACCGCCATTGGAATTCTCGTTCCGGCGCTGCTGGAGCTGCTGCCGGAGATCGTACAAACCGGAATCGATGTGATCGCCTCGCTGGTGCAGGGCATCGCAGACGCGCTCCCGGAGCTGATCCCGGCGGCAACAGAAGCAATCATAAAAATCGCCGAAACGCTGACCGATCCTGGCAATCTCGGGAATTTGGTAGATGCGGCGCTTGAGATCATCCTCGCTCTGGCAGACGGGATCATTGACGCTGTCCCGCGTCTGCTCGAAGTTGCGCCTAAAATTATCGAGAATCTCGTTACCGCGCTTATAACAAATTTCCCCAAAATCATTGAATCCGGCGCAAAACTTGTCATGTCGCTCGTCAACGGCCTGATCAAATCCATCCCGCAGCTTGTCGCAGCTGCGCCGAAGCTTATCATCGGCATTGTGAACGGGATCATTGCGAACCTTCCGCAGATCATTTTGGCGGGGCCGCAAATCATCATGGCGCTTATTGAGGGCCTTATTAGCGCAATCCCCGAATTGATTCTGGCAATTCCAACGCTGATCCAATCGATTGTAGATACGTTCCTCGGCTACGATTGGGGCAGCATCGGAACGAATATCGTTGATGGTATCAAAAACGGATTCCTGCACATGTGGGAGAGCCTAAAGCGGACGGTAAGCGATATGGTCAATGGACTTGTGAGCGGCGTCAAGAGCATCCTCGGTATTGCGTCCCCGTCTAAGGTCTTCGCCGGAATCGGCGGCTACATGGCAGAAGGACTTGGTCAGGGGTTTGACCGCGAAATGACTGACGTTCGGAAGAATATCGAGGATCAAATGACTTTCGGCACAACGTCCTTCTCTGTATCCGGTGTGGCAAAGTCCTCTGTCGGCGTCGTGAACGGCCTGCTTGCCAACAACCAGCCCGGAACGCCAATGCAGATCAACCTTGTACTCGACGGACAGACGATAGCAAGAGCAATATTCGATCCGCTGCGGGGCGAGATCGTACAAAGGGGTGTATCGCTTGCGTAGGATTAAAATCACGGACGGAACAAACACGGTCACGCTTCTGCGCGATCTCGTGTTCACGATTCAGCCGAAGGATATTGGCGCAACCGCGACAATGGCATCCGGAAAGACGGTTATGGATATCATCGGGGTAAAAAATGAATTGAAAATCCCGACGGGCTGGCTTTCTGTCGCCGATCTCCGAAAACTCCGCAGCATGATCAACACGAAACATGTGTTGAGCGTGACATACCCGGATGTAGACGGCGACAAAACAAGGGATTTCCTTTTTGAACAGCCGGAATACAAGGCGATCATCTACGATGAGGACGGCGTATCGCAGTGGTGCGGCGTCACGATCTCCGCGACACAGCAAGGGGTGGATTGATGCAGAAGGTATCGAGCAATTACGCACCGTTTACACCGGTGCGTGAGGTCGGCATGCTTGTCCGGTTTTACATTGTTGACCCGTCGGCAAAGAAGAACGGTACGGCCTCTGCATCTGATTCGGCACCAGGCACAAGCGCCGCCGAAACGATCAGCGACAGAGAAACCATATCCGGGAAGTTTGCTGGGCTTGAATTGAACCGGTGGGTTCTGGATGGGACAATCGATATTCCGAACGATAGCTTTGACGGGCAGCATGTAGGCTGGTGGAGCGGAGTAGTATCAAACGAGAGCGCCGAAATGGCAAGCATAATTACGTTTGAATTCTCCGCGCCGGTATCCACGATTGGTTGGGCGATGCTGTTTGATGAAAAAATGAACCAATACCCGGCGCAGATCACAATTACCGCATATGCGAGCGACGGAGCGGCGGTCGCAACCGGAACAAAGATGATCACGCAGGCGCGGCAGAACATCAGCATGACTGCCGCAAATTACACAAAGCTGACGATTCGATTTGACAAGACGCTCCTGCCAAAGACACGCGCCCGGCTGCGGCAGATCGATTTCGGCCTGACGGAAACCTACGAAAACGACACAATGGCCGACGTGAAGATTATAGAGGAAGCATCCGTTTCCTGCGAATCGTTCCCGTCCCGGCAGATTTCCTTTACATTTGACAACGCGGATCATCGGTACAACATTCTGAACCCGGACGGCGTTTTCTCCGTGATTCAGGATGGCCAGAAATTGCTTGCCAGATGCATTGTAAACGGAGAGAGCATAGACGTTGGCGAGTTCTTTTTTACATCCGTTACAGCACGCGATTCCGGCGTTACGGCACAGCTTGTCGGAAACGATATGGCTGCGACACTCGATCGCGCAACCTATGAGGCCGGAAACGCTACCGCGTGCAAGCTCCAGACTGTAGTTGCGTCCGTACTGGAAGGATACGACGTCACTGTGATCTACGGCGGCGGCGCAGACGAAAGAACGGTAGTCCCTGCGATCCCTCGGAAGACGACGAGACGCGAGGCGATCCGGATTCTGGCACAGGCCGCAATGTGCTCCGCGTGGTTTGATCGATCCGGAAACCTGCACATCGCGGAGCTTTCAGCAGGCGCAGTATTGGGAAAAATAACGCCGGATGAGCTTTATAACTATGACGGTGTGTCCATATCGGAAGCGGTTGATTGCGTAGAGCTGCACGTTAAGAGCGACTACGCGAATATCGATACGACAATCACCGCCGGGAGCGGCAAAAACATCAAGAGCGTAAATAACCCGTGCGTAGCGCCTGCAAACTATCAGAGTGTGGCCGCGTGGCTGCTTGCGCAGTATAATCGCCGAAAGATCTACAGCGTGAAAAACCGGGGCAATCCGGCGCTCGAAACCGGCGACACCATCAAAATCTCCGACGCATTCGCACAAAACGAAAATGCTGTGCAGACCGGTATGGAACTGACGTTCAGCGGAGGCGGAATTTATGCCGTAACGAAAGGAGTTGGCGCATGAGTACCATCATTGACACCCTCGTCACCGACCGGACGCAGGCGGATGTGGAGCGCGTCAAGGCGCTTGCCACGAAAGGCTTTGCGGCCATGACTGCAGCCGAGCGGGCGGAATGGCTGGCCGGGATGAAGGGCGCGTATAACGCAAGCGACATGAACCGCGTGGGAACAGCCCTGAATTATCTGGCGGGCCGCCTCGGCGCGATCTGCGGCAAGAGTATCGCGTGGACGGCAAAAACCGATTGGGCCGTAACGGACATTATAACGGCCTCACAGGCTGAGACATACCGGCAGCAGATACAGGATATCCGCGATGCGCTTGCGTATCATGCCGGAACGCCGGACGCGCCGCAGATGAAACTCCTGACCTACACCGGCGCAAACGATATCGAGCGCATCCTGACGCTCTGCGAAGAATTGATCGTCAACGTTGCAAAATCTTTTCGCTACACCGGCGCGGCGGAGTGCGCCGCAGGAGGATTGCTGACATGAAAGACAGACAACCGACGCAGGTTCTTGCGAACGGCGCGATCCGGTACGGCTTTTATAACGCCGACGGAACCCTGAATCACTACGAATATCTCAAGCGAGACGACGCCCCGACCGAAGAGGGCACGCCGCTCAATAAGGCAAATTTACTCTCCGATGCTACTGCGGCCAAGATCTGGCCGAACGCAAGTACCCGCCCGGAAGACCCGACGGTCAGCGAGGCGCTTGCAGAATTGCAGAAAGGCACCGTGAAAGTCGGCGATATCCTTATGACGGTAAGAGCGAAACCATCCGATGCGTGGCTTTTATGCAATGGCCAAGCCATCACAAGATCTGCCTACCCGAAGCTGTTTGAACTCTTGCGGCCGGCGGCGTCTCCGGCTCCATGGACGAGCAAGCCTGTAACAGGGATCAATCAGGATACAAACATAATAAGATACGCAAATGGAAAGTGGTTTGCCTTCCCCTACAACCAGTCCGGTTCCAAAATGCACATGTATGTATCGAGTGATACAGATGTATGGGTAGATTATCCGTTTAGCGATACGCTCGGTGACAGTGAGCATATTGCAGATATTGCAGTATGCTATAATCCGCTCAAAGGCGTCTACCGTATGGCTATCGTAAAAGCAGACTCTATGTCAAATTACTGTGTGTCCTATACTATCTCGGAAGATCTTCAGACCGTATCGAAGAACAACTGGATATGGAGCAGCGGCAACAATGATATTTACAAATTAGAACTATATGCTTCGAGTAGCGGCAATGTGTACTGCTTTCGATCTAATAGTTCTTCAAGTGATTACATTAGTGGAGTAGTATACGAAGACCGTATAACCGCAAGTAGTTCTGGAAAGTGGAACGACGTAAATAGCTCTGTAGACGCAATAAGCTACGACGAGACCTCAAGGCAGTTTTGCTGGACGTATCGCCGAAATATCTACATGGCAGAAGAATTAAGCCGGAACGCTTCGGAGTATCTAATTGGAACAATTCCAGATGCTGCTGTTCCAAGCGGCATACAGGGTTATGCTATTTGGAAGTATATATGTGCATCTATAGGTACGATTATTGCGATATATCAAAATGAAGGCTTGAAGTACGCCTACACACTTGATAATGGAACAACATGGCACATTGGAGCGGAAGCAATCTCTACAGGCTCAACAGACTATATATACACACAGACACAGTCTGGATTCGAGTTTGTGTCAGGCTTACTGCTATTTACGGTCTCCATAGACGGTACTAGATACATCTGCAGCGTTTCCGACCCGGAAGATAAGGTATACAAAATTAGTGGTATCTTTGATGGTGCATTATCACCTGCCGCTTTAGCGGCACAGCCGCCAAAAACTGGAACAATATCTATATGCAATTATAACGACTTAGCGAAACCGGTTCCAACGATTATACCAGATAGCCGTAGCCACGCATACATCAAGGCGCTGGAGGAATAACCCGTGAAGGACAGAAAACCGACGAAAGTCCTGCAAAACGGCGCGGTACAGTATTCGGTGACCAGAGTCTCCATGGGTGTGACTGCGACCAGAGAAGAATGGGTTCGCCCAGAGGATGAGCCATTGGAGTCTGGGACACCACTTACCAAAGAAACGCTATTATCGGGAGAAGCGGAGGAGATCATATGGCCAGGGAGCGGGAAGCCTGCAAATCCGACCGTAAACGACGCGCTGGACAAGCTGACAGGAGCGAAGGAAGTTGGTGATATCCTCACAACCGTCCGCATTCTCTCTGCCCCATGGCATGAATGCGACGGATCTCGCTTCTCGCGTATGTCCTACCCGGCGCTTTATGCAGTCCTCGGCGGCACGACGCTGCCGAGCATCAGCTATTCAAGCGACACCACTACCTACATCAAAATGGCGGACGATTAGCCCGGCAAAATAAAAGAGAAAGGTACGGAAAAATGGACAGCAAAACCATCATCGTTACCCTCGTCTGCGCCGTGCTCGGCTCGTCCGCGCTGACGGCGGTCGTCAACGCCGTCGTTGGCGCGATACAGAAAAAGCGCGGCAAGGCCACGACGCAGGAAACGCATCTAGCCGAGATCGACAAAAAGCTCGGGAAAATGCAGGAGCATCAGGATGAGCAGTATTTGGCTATCCTCCGCCTCACGATCATGAGCGAGGAAATGCCAATGGCTGAACGTCTGATTGCCGGGCAGAAATACGTCAAGCTGGGCGGGAACGGCGATGTGAAAAAGTTCCTGCACCAGCTGGAGGCGCAATGCGGACATAGCAATGGAATTCAGTAAAAAATGGCTGATTTGCAGCGCGCTCGTCAGCATCGCGCTCATCATCGCCTGCGCGGCAGGCGCAGACCTGACGGAGATCACGCTTGCGGTGCTGGCTGAAACAACGGCTTCCAGCGGCTTTTACCTCTGGAAGGCAAAAAACGAGAACCGCGCGAAGTACGCGCAGAAGTACATGGATAAATGGGCCGAAAAATACGGCCCGGAAGCGGCAGCACGCATCGCAGAGATCGTGCTGAAAGATTGAAAGGAGCATACATATGGAAAACATCAAGAAGCGGCTCGGCAATCTGCTGAGCGTAAAATCCATCGTCACGCTGGTGCTGACGGCAGTATTTGCGTACATGGCAGTCGCCGGGAAGATCTCGCAGGACTTTATGATGGTGTATACCGTCGTGATCGCGTTTTACTTTGGCACGCAGAGCCAGAAAGCGCAGGACGCCATCGATGCGGCAGGCAAACCGCAGGAGGACGCGCAGAAATGAGTATCAAGATCGGACAGGCCAGCCTCGGCGAGACAGGCGGCCACGGGCAGCAGCCTGGAAACCAGACGGGCCGGGAGCTGAATATCTCCAACTGGTACAATGGGCGCTGGCTCGGCGTCCTGCGCTACAAGAGCCGCAAAAAGGCCGAGCGGGCCGCGCAGACGTGCGAGGCGGCCATTAAGAACCGGAACATCGGATACGACATGGACAACAGGAACACGGCGTATGAGGCCGCCAGAGCCGTCGGATGGGACGTGAGCAGGATCGCAAAGCCCGTGGAGACGGACTGCTCCGCGCTCATGATGCTCTGCGCCGTGGCCGCAGGCTGCGCGTCGGTCGAAGCTCTCTACCGTCGGCAGGGGAATTCTTGCACCACCTACTGTATGCTGCACGATTGGCCTGCGACGGGAGACTTCGAGCTGCTGACCGGCAGCAAGTATCTGACGACGGACGCCAATCTCCTGCGCGGCGACGTACTGGTAAGCTCGGGCCATACGGTCATGGCCCTCGAAGATGGAAAAAATGCAGAGGAGGAAACCGAAATGGTAGAAAAGAGCAAGATCATCGTGGACGGCAAGGAAATCGCCGTTGAGCGTATCCTGAAGAACGGCACGAATTACATCAAAGTGCGCGATCTGGCCGCTGCGCTGGATCTCGAAGTGAGCAGCAAGGGCAATATCGCTGTGCTGAAGCACAAGGAAAAGTAAGGAGGCGGGGCGTATGTCGCCGCAGGCGCGGGCCAAGCTGCCGCCAGAGCTGGGCCGCCTGACACGCAAGGACATGGAGGCCGTGATCTATCAGGCCAATCTTGGCCGGGAAAATGAGAAGATCGCGCAGCTCTATTTTGTGGATAAGCTCCCCCAGGTAGACGTTGCAACAGAGCTGTTTCTGGGCCGCGCCACGGTCCAGCGCCGACTGCCGGAGATCATGGCGCGGATGAAGGCTGCGTCCGGCAGTCTTCCAAACTGAGCGGAAATGATGCACAAGTGATACGCAGCTGAGGCACATCAAAACGCAAAAAAGCCCATACTGGACACATCAAAGGAGTGTTCGGTATGGGCTTTTCTTATTTCAATCCAAATCCCGCCGGGCAGAAGGTCGGAGACTGCACCGTCCGGGCTATCGCAAAGGCGACCGGGAAGAGCTGGGACGAGGTGTATATCGGCCTGTGCCTGCAGGGGCTCATCATGGGCGATCTGCCGAGCGCAAACAGCGTATGGAGCGCTTACCTCCGGCAGCAGGGCTTTACCCGGAACGTAATCCCGAACACATGCCCGGACTGCTATACCGTCGCGGATTTCTGCGCAGACCATCCGCGCGGCGTGTACGTTCTTGCTCTGTCCAGTCATGTGGTCTGTGCGGAGAACGGAAGCTATTTCGATACATGGGACAGCGGCAATGAGATCCCGCTGTTCTACTGGGCAAAGGAGGATAAATGATGTTCGGACAACAGCCGTATGTGTATCAGCAGCCGATTTATAATCAGCCAATCGGCCAACCGATCAGTCAACCAATGCAGGAGCCAATGATGCGCCCACAGTACCAGCCCGCGCCGCAGATACCGGCCTACCAGCCGCAGCCCCAGCAGCCGCAGAATCAGTCGATCATCTGGATTCCGAACGAACAGGCCGCAAACGACTTTATCGTCGCGCCCAACAATGCCGTTACGCTTTGGGATATGAACGCGCCGGTCGTGTATGTGAAAAAGGCCGATGCAAGCGGCAAGCCGACCATGACGACCTACGACCTTGTAGAGCGTGCGCAGGCCGCGCCAGCGCCCGCAGCGCCGCGAAAAGACATGAGCGAAGAATATGTGACCCGCAGGGAGTTTGAAGAGCTGGTAGCCAAACTGACGGCCCCCAGCGTAAGACCGGCGAGAAAGACAAAGGAGGCTGAAAGCGATGGCTAACCCCCTGTTTCAGGCCCTCGGCGGCGTGCAGATGCCCGGCCAGATGGGGCAGTTTCAAAATATGGTGCAGCAATTCCGGCAGTTTCAGCAGACGTTTCAGGGCGACCCGAAAGCAGAGGTCGAAAAACTGGTACAGAGCGGGAAAATCACGCAGCAGCAGTTGAACCAGCTGCAGCAGGTGGCGGGGCAATTCCGGCAACTGCTGCAATAGTTCGGGAATTCCGAACAGTTGAACGATTAAAATCGTGGCCACGATTGAGATAAATCTTTTGAATCTACGAAAGGAATGAAAAATATGAGTTTGAATGACGGCGCCCCGACCATGACAATGCCCGTCGCGCCTACCGGCATGACAGGTGGCGGCTGGGGCGGCTTCGGCGGTGATAATGGCTGGTGGATCATCATCCTGTTCCTTGCCATTTTCTGCGGCTGGGGCGGCAACGGAAACGGATTCGGCAACAACGGCAGGAATTCCGGCGGCGTTGTAGACGGCTATGTGCTGGCCTCTGACTTCTCCAACATCGAGCGCAAGATCGACAGTGTAAATCAGGGACTTTGCGACGGATTTTACCAGCAGGCGCAGCTTATCAACGGCACCAACATGGCGATGGCAAACGGCTTTGCTCAGGCCGAGCTTTCCCGCTGCAACCAGCAGGCCGCGCTTATGCAGCAGCTGAACAACATGGCGATGCAGGCACAGGAGTGCTGCTGCGAAAACCGCGCTGCAATCGCCCAGGTGCGCTATGACATGGCGACGCAGGCGTGCGACACCCGCAACACCGTGCAGAACACCACCCGCGACATCATCGACGCCATGAACTGCGGCTTCCGCAGCATCGACCAGCGTCTGACGGCGCAGGAGATTGCGGCGAAGGACGCGAAGATCGCAGAGCAGAACCAGCAGCTTTTCGGCTACCAGCTGGCAGCATCGCAGGCGGCACAGAACAATTACCTTGTTTCCACGCTTCGCCCGAGTCCCAGCCCGGCCTATGTTGTAGCGAATCCGTACTGCTGCAACAGTGGCTACAACTACGGCTGCGGAAACTGCGCGTAACAACTCCACATCGTAGAGCTTTTTCGTGGTCTCACGAAAATGGTCGGCCCCCATTGCCGATACTCGATAGCAACGCGGCGGGGCAATCGTCCCGCCGCTGTATTTTTTATGAAAGGAATGATTTTATGGCAACATATAAGGAACTCAAGAAGAAATTCATCGATCACCTGATGGGCGTGGATCTGTACAAGATGAACATCACGGATCTCTACACATACGCCTGTATCCTGAAAACGGTGGACGAAATGGAGCAGCCGAGCTGCGCAGAGGCGATGAAGACGGCGATGGAGCCGATTTTGAACTACTGCAAAGCAGGCAATTCGGGAAGCGGGGTGTTTGGAATTGGCTGAGTTTACGAATTCCAACATCGTCGGCGTCGCCGCCGGGCAGAACGTCCCGCTGGCGGAAACGGCAGTGAGCAGCAAGCCGTGCATCGTGCACCGCGAGGGCAGCGGCCTGATCACGCTGCGCGGGCTGACGAATCAGTGTAGAGCAGTTTTCAAAGTCTCCTACGGCGGCAACATCGCAATTCCAACCGGCGGCACGGTCGAGGCGATCACGGCCGCACTTGCCATCAACGGTGAAGCCCTTGCAAGCGCGACGGCGATTGTGACACCGGCAGCGGTAGAAAACTACTTTAACGTTTATGTATCCGCACAGGTGAGCGTGCCAAGAGGCTGCTGCCTGACGGTAGGTATGCGAAACACCAGCGCGCAAACGGTTAATTTTGCAAACAGCAATCTTACCGTCGAGCGCGTAGCATGAAAGGAGGAAGCAATATGTATGATCTGAGGAATCTCCGCGAAATGCTCTGCAAAGAGCTGGACGAAATTGCCGAGAAGCGGGAAATGTCCGCAGGCGACCTCGACGCGATCCAGAAGTTGACCAGCTCCATCAAGAATACCTACAAGATCGAGATGGCTGAAGACGGCGGCTATTCCCGCGACGGCGAGTGGGAGGCAGATATGCGCGGTACTTACGGCCGGGGCAGCTCTTACCGTGGCCGCCGCCGCGACGCAATGGGCCGCTACAGCCGCACAGACGCCCGCGAGCATATGCGCGCGCAGCTGGACGATATGATGCGCGATGCGGACGACGATAAGACCCGCGAAGCGATTCGCCGCTGCATGGAGCAGATCGAGCGGGCATAAGGGGGATATGATATGCTGGATAAAGCCGAGATCCGCAAGGAGATAGCGCGGCTGGAATATGAGGAATCCAGCTATCCCAATTATGCCAAACTGGCAGATCTTTATGTGATACGCGACAAGATGCAAGAAGAGGAACGGGGCGACGGCGGTAAGTATGTGGGTTACTACTCCGGCGCTCCCGCCCCTGTGACCGCAGAACCGGCTACCGTGGGCGAGTACGGGGACAGTGAGTTTTTACTTGCGGTAGCTGGGAAAGACCCGGCAAAGGCTTGGGCGGTCGTTGATGAACTTATGGACACATTATCGCTTGTGAACCGAAAAGTCTATGATTCTATGCTTCGGAAAATAAAGTCCATGTAGCAAAAAATAGGGGAGTCCCCTCGCATTGCGCTGAATTTGTAGCATACAATGTAGCATACGGGAAATAATTTTATGTTACAGAGCGTGTCATAACGTGATTTTTTGCTTTTTGAAAATACGCAGAAAATAGGGTGAAAATCATAAAAAAGTACCGATTTCAGCTTTAAAACAGCTAAAATCGGTACTTTGGCGCGGAAGGAGAGATTTGAACTCTCGCGCGCTTTTTAGACGCCTACTCCCTTAGCAGGGGAGAAAAACCCATTGAAAACACTGGGGAAATTGGCGTTTGTAACATATTTTGTAGCATACAGAATTCACTCTGGCGAGTCGTTTTGCAACTGATTTACGGCATCGACCATGCCTTTCATGTCCGGATGTACATACCGTTGGGTAGTGGTTATCTTCGTGTGGCGCATGATTTCCTTGATCGTAAACGGATCAATGTTTTTCATCGCGAGGGCTGTAGCGGTTGTATGGCGGCATGAGTAAGGTGGTAGCTTTTGCACTCCGGCAAGCTCCAAACACTCATAATATCTCTTGTAAAAATTATCTTTGTTTATGCAGCAGATATTTCCGACGCGCGATTTGCTTTCTTCGCATAGTTCATGCAGCACCGGCGCAACGAAATCCGGGAAGACCATAGGCGTTTCCTTCCGCTTCTTTGTCTTTATGCCGCCTCGGACGATCTCATTCTTTTCAAAGTCAATCATATCTTTCTTGAGTTTCAGAAGCTCACCGGGCATCATGCCGGTATAAATCATCGTTAAAATAAACCCAACGAAGTGGTCTTTTGCATACGCTTCCCATAGCTTTTTTACGTCGGCGTCGGTAAACGGTTCCGGCGACTTCTCTTCCAATTCCGGAAGCTTTATGTACTTTGCAAGATTCACGGTTGTTTGCTTTTCTGCAATTGCGAGGTTATAACAGTGGGAGAGGACAGTTTTCATATCTTTCCGCGTGTAATAGGTGCTGGCGTTGCGGTCGATAACATCCTGTATCTGCGCGATGGTAAGCGCGTCGATCTCACGGTCGGCGATTTCTCTCATGCGCTCGAATGCCTTTTCCGCCGCGCCCTGACGATCAGCCGATAAGGATAGATAATCCCCACGCAGATATGTTTTGTAGTATTCTCTGAGAGTGGGGCTTCGCTGCTCTTCCTTCGGAGGGTTTGCGGCATATTGGAGGGCGGCGCGCTTTGATGTAAACCCGCCTTTTGTTCGCATCCTTTGCCGAAGCTTGTCGTTCTCGTCTAGGTAAGTTCTTTCTGTCCAACGCGCCGTCCACGTCTTCCCTCGCTGGTAAGCGCTTCCTTGCCCGTTCCCGCGCGTCCGGCTTCGCCGCGCTTCCTGTTTTTTCCCGCACCAGCAACAGTAGGGCGCGCCGTCTGGAATTTCTTTTTTACACTTGATGCACTCCATGTTTCCCTCCACGTTCTTTTCGGATCGCGTAGAAAGTAATTGCCGAAGCCAGAACTGAACCTACGATCAGGGCGATACACGCCCATGCGGTTACGGACAAGTCTCCATCTCGAATGAGGCCTGCGTTCCGACTCTGCGCATCCGTTACAAGGCAGGCAATCAGGGTAAAGGAGAGAAGCAAACAAAATAGGGCGAGAACGTAACACATTGTATGTGTAGACCTTATCTGCGCGCTCTGTAGGGCTGCTGCTGCCTCCAGCTTGGCGTTTTCAAGCTCGACACGATGGATCTGCTTGGTCAGCTTTTCCGGGCTTCCGACGGGATTCTCAAGGCCGAACAGCTCGTCGAGCGACAGACCAAGCGCTTTACATATTGCGGCCGAGTTATAAAGCCGTGGATCCGCTTGTGTTCCGGCATATAATCGGCTCACGGTGGAGAAGGAAACTCCGGACTTTTCCGACAGCTCCTCCAGCGTCATTCCGCTGTGATCTTTCGCATTTCTGATTTTCCCATGATACGCGCCGATAAACGGCGCTAGTTCCTGTATTGCGGACATCGGTGCGCCTCCAATCGCAGATTGTATTGTTATTTCTTACATTTTCCGGGTGAAAACGCAAACTATGAGAAGAAAACGCAAAACTCGGGCTTTTCTTACAAACATTATCTGGTACAATAAAAACGTAGCAGATAGTTCCCAAATCCGGCATCTGCTGAAATGGCCCCACCGTATGTTCCAGATACGATGGGGCCGGTCAAACCGAATATTATATCAAATCATCAGTCCCATAAACTGTACACCATCGGATTCCTGATCCCCAAAAATAACGCGGTCTGTTTGTTCATAATACCATGTTGATTTTTAGAACAACCGTTCTATAATAAATGACAGGAGGAAAAAATATGGAGTGCATCAACATCCGGGTAAACAACGGGAAAGTGGACGTAACAATAGACGGCGCGAAGCTGACAGACGTGCACAGCGTCAGCGTGGACTACATCAAGGGCATTCCGCTCCTGTTTGCCTGCGTCGCGGACGTAGGCCGGGAGCAGGACGAGCGGCGGGAACCGAGAATCCTGCACTGAATTTATTGTGCGTCCCTCGAGTTCGCTTCCTCCAGCACATTGCCGGTCTGGTCTACAAACTGCACACGCACGTTGTCGGCCGGAGTTCCGTTGAATGCGTTGTACATACCGCCGTACATATAAAATGCCAGTGTAAGGAGTGAGTCCTGAAGCCCAACCACATCAGTAGAAAGCGTTACAGTAAATGACGTGTAATCGCTGGACGCTTCGGCGGAAATGACGTTTGGGTAGTCAGAGGAACCGGCCATGTCCGCAAGCTGGGCGTCAATGTTCTGCGCCAGCTCCTGCATAAGCTCTTTGTGTCGCTCCGCTGTCATAACGTAGGTCGCGGAGCCGTCAGGATTCAGCGCTATAGACAGAAGCCCGTCTGTTTCCTTTACCTTTTCGTCCAATGCTTGCTGCGTCGCATCTTCGCCGATAAAGTCGGCTGGGATCGTGAGCTTGACCTTATTGCCCCATGTTTTTTCAGCCGTTATCGGTGTGGTTGCCGTTTCCTCGGTCTGTGCGTCGTCTTCCGTCTTTGCCGACTCCGATGCGGAGATTGTATCCGGCTCCTGCCTCTTGATCGGCTCGGCTGGCTTCTTCGCGGGCTTTGATGCGATAAGGACAACTGCCAGCACAACGGCAGCGAATGGAACAGAAAGAATCGCAATTTTTTGAACCGAAATCATCTTTTTGTTTCTTGCGCCGCATTCCGGACAGACGTGGGCGCTTGCATTGATTTGCGTTCCGCAGGAGCGGCAGATCATCTTTCGGTTCGGCGTGTCACAGTGCGGGCAGAACTTCTCCCGTTCCGGGAACTCTGCCCCGCATCTTGGGCACTGCACAATATATTCATTTTTAGTCATCAATGCGGCACTCCTTATATGGTTTGTAAACAATTACATATTACCACTTAAAACCAGCAACCGCAATGTAGAAGCTGCACAAAAATAAACGTCGGAATTTGGAAGAACGGAGATAGGAGCGGACAATGGTTGAAAATTTACGGGAAGTATGCGATAATGACACCAAGAAAACAAACGTTCGTGAGAAATTAAAAGCTGCCATTTTGTCGTTGACAGACGAACAGGCCGCGTATGTATTAAGGAGGTTACAATGCTGTTTGCAAGAAAAGAAATCGAACGACTGAGAGAAGAAAACCGCAAGCTGAAAGAGCAGCTTTCGCTGGAACAGGAGAAAACGCGACGGGCTGCGCTTATCAGCGATGCAGCGCTTCCGCAGTGCCTAAGCCTTGCCTGCTCTGGGTGCAAGCATGTAGTCGTCCGATACACCACTTGGGGCGGCTGGTACGTGATCGGATGTGGGAAAGATAATCCCTGCAAAGATTACGAGCCGACAGACATTACCCCTGAAAAGGCCGAAGCTATCCGAGAAGCGCTGAATATCCAGTGGCAGCGCGGGAACTTACCCGTTTAACAAACAATTCAGAAGGAACCCGCATACAGCCCCTATCAGGGCAACAATGATATCTTTGATTGTCAGGCTGCATTCTTTAAATGATTTCTGCTTTTCATATGCGAGGTAGTTTTCGCCCCTTTTATTGGCGAGTATACCGACCTTCCCGCCGTTTTCGAGGCGGTATACAAATCCGTGCCCGCAAAGAACGGCAATATCGTTTCCATTTTCTTCTGTTACAAGCACAGCGTCGTCCTGTGAACGGCTCAAAAGATCAAGCTGTGTCCTTGTAAGTGCGATGTAAGGGAAATCATCTTTCCTGTTTTCGCGTTCATTCATCCAATTCTGGTACTCCGCCTCTGTCCGGAGCCGGTCATTTGGATCGGTAGGAATAAAAACATTATCCATAGTGGCCCTCACATCAGCTTCAGCGCTTCAGCAATAAACCCGGCAAGCTTTTCACATTGCTCATCCGACAAACCATCAATTAAATCGCGGAGCTTCTGCTTCGGCTCGCTCACCGCCCCATCCTTCGGGATGGGGTCTTTTTTTATGCCCTTTTCGCGTTCCTGCTCCAGCAGCCCGCGCACAAGCTCAATGTCGGCCTGCTCCGTCAGAATCTCCTCCGGCGTGGTTTGCAGCATGACGCACATACGGACAGCTTCTTCGGTGGAGGGAAAGTTCTTCGCACGCTTCCATTCCGTAATCCACCCGCGAGATTTTTTCATAACTGTTTCAGAAAAGTATGCTTTGCTCCATCCTTTCCCCTCTACGAGAGAATTTACTTCTTCAATATTTGGCGTGACAACAAGACGTTTAGACATTTTGCTACCCCTTATATTCGATTAGATATGTACGCCCATGCTTAGTGCGCGTTATTGTCCCGTCTTTAGCCATGAAGTACAAAATTGTTGATATGTCGTTTTGAACGACAGGATCAAAGCGTTTATACAAATCCGTTTGAAGAATAGAATGGCTTTCCGAAAGAACGCTCTCAATTTTTGACTTTAAATTGTTGGTTTGTGAAATATATAAAGATTCTTTTGCGGATAATTGGTCTTTGTTTTTAAGCAACTCTTTTAACTCGCATTCAAAGCGATCAACATAACAAAAATCTGCATCTTTTGAATTGTGAGCGTGTTCCCACATCTCAGAAAAATAAGTTTGGTATTCTGGGCCAAGAGAATAGCATTTCGATTTAAGACTGTAAAATGCATCAATAAGCTTTTGCAATGTTTCAATTCTCTCGTTCAGTAGAAGCTTTGCATTCAACGAAACGGCGCAATTTGCCATATAACTTTCTATTGGACGGATTTCTTTTTCAATCATCATGTATTGCTCTAACATATCCGATTGGCTTTTGCTGGGGCTGTTTATGGTGGGGCGCTTGTCTTTGGATGAAGCTTGGCGCATGACGCTTTTTTGCTTTTTTAGAAACCACATAAAAACCTCACAAAAAAAGTCAATCCAATTTGTACAACATTTCATCGTAAGTATTGTTGACATACGACATAACGTTGTATATAATATGCTTACAGAGCTTAATCAAGGCAACAAAAAACCAAGCCCCATCCGAATCTTCGTTTTGCGGGCGTATGGACAATATTTTGTTGGCTGACACTTACATAATAACGGCTATACATGGCTTTGTCAAGATAAAGCTCTTAATTTGGCTGCGGCGTAAAGAAAAGCCGCCCGTGGTTCGTTCACGAGCGGGTTTCCCCAGAGTTGTTTACCAGAACGCGCTGCACAGGATGGTCGTCTGCATTACTTCGCATCCGTCCGAATTGGTAGAGTTCTTTCCACCGGCTCGGCAATGCCATCCTGACACAAAACGAACTTGCGCTTCTATGGACGCGCCGCTCACTTTGGCAGTTCTGGCGCTGCCCCTTGCCCTAACGCATCACGCCGTTTCTTTGGTCTGGAACTGGCAAGTTCAAAAGTTTGGTCATGAAAACCACCTCCCAAATTTACCTAAAAGGGCTAAGGACAGTATAGCACGTCTGGGGCGCTGCGGTCAACAAAACTTAATTAAGGAATGGAGGAATGAGCGCTTGACATTGAAAGAGCTTCGGGCGCGGGCTGGGCTTCTGCAAAAAGATGTTGCAAGGCGAGCTGATGTCTCGATCATCGCCGTCTCGAATTGGGAGCTCGGTAAAAACGGAATCGCCCGGAAGTACAAGAAAAAGCTCGTCCGTCTCTACGGCTGCACGCCGCAGGAGCTGGACGAGGCAATTGAGGGAAGCAGAAAGGAGGAAAAATGACGCTGGACGATATCCGGGCAATGTCAAAGCCCACAATCCTCGCAAGCGAGGCGGCGCAGGTGCTCGGCTGTACCCCGCAATGGCTTCGCTTGATGGCGAGGGAACAGCCTGAAAAGCTGGGCTTCCCGGTCTGCTGCACAAGCAAGCACAGAGTAAAGATCCCGAGAGAGCCGTTTTTGCGGTTTCTCGGAGCATGAGGAGGAACAAATGAAAGTCAGATTAACATTTTTGGAGCCGGTTCTTGGCACATGGCCGAGCAACGAGAACATTGCGCGTGACTTTATCGCAAGCAAGGCCCCGGACGCAAGCACGATTGAGGATGAGATCGCAGCGCTCGGCGCGGACGCTGTCGCCGAAAAGGGCAAAACCGTTTTCCCGCGTACCGACGGACAGCCGATTCTGTACGATTATCAGATCAAAGGCTTTTTCAAAGATGCCTGCGGTATGCTGGCACGCGTGAAAGCCAAGAAATCTAGCACATTGAAAGCCTATAAGAAGATTATCGATGGCCTGATTTTTGTAGAGCCGCGCATGATTCCCATTGAGGTCAACGGCGAGGTCGGCGAATGCCAGCGGCCGCTTCGTGCTCAGACCGCACAGGGTGAGCGCGCCAGCCTTGCGAACTCTGAGGAAATCCCGGCTGGCAGCTCCATCGAGCTTGATATCGTGATGCTCGATGAAAAGGCACACAAGGATATCGTCCTGGAATGGCTGGATTACGGACGGCTCAGAGGCATCGGCCAGTGGCGAAACTCCGGAAAGGGACGATTCACCTACGAAGTGCTCGAGTAAGCGCGAGGGCATAGATGGGCCCGGCGTCGAAGGGCAATGGAGTGGCACGGCACCGCAATGGAGTTGCGTGGCACATCTCGGCTTAGCAATGGAATGGCCGAGCGACGATGGGCAATGGCATGGCATAGCAAGGCAAAGACGGCGAATCAAAGACTGGCAAAGGCTATGAATTGAATCGCACTGCAAAGAAGCGAACAGAAATCGAAAGAGGAGTGGACAACATGAGAACAAACCTTGTCGCGGAAACGACTGAGGAGCGCCGGGGGCGGCTGCGGGAGGAATTGGAGGCCCGCAAGGCAACACTGCGGATCGTCAAGGGCCTGTGCCTTTGGACGAGCGGCGCGGCGATGATCCTGTCGGCGGTGGCCGGGATGGCAGGAATGACTTATGAATGCGCTGTGACTGGCTTCGTCGCGCTCGTAGCGCTGCTGTATGGGCTGGCATAAAGAAATGACCCCTGCCGCGCGGCAACGCGACAGAGGCCGAAAGGAAACTTAAGACGCCTTTATTATAGGGCAGAAAGGGAACTATGTCAAGTTTAACGGATTCCCGCGTTCGACATGGTGCGAAAGCCTGCGTAGACGCGGTACATCGGGCCGACTACCCGAAGTTTAACAAATGCCTGCTTTCTCAGTGCGAAGCGCCGGAGAAATACGGCGTGCAGCTTGTTCCGGAGGCAGCTGCGGCGATCAAGGCGCTGGACGCGCCCAAGAACCGCGCAGATCGCCGGAAGAAGACGAACCGGTATTACTTCCGCCTGACGGACGATCAGGCTAAGAAGCTGGACAGGCTTCTGAAAAAGCTGGGCTATTCCACGGTTCAGAGCTTCTGTGAAGCGCTGATCCGCCAGGAGGTGAGCCGGAATGGCGTATGATGGCGAAAATCTGTACTTGAGCATTCCGGAGCCGGAGTATGAGCCGGACGAGCCGGAGGACGAAGATCGCTATTTATTCCCGCCGCTGTGGCTGGTTGGAAAGATGAAACAGGAGGATCAACATGAAAGTTTATAAAGGCACGAATAAGGATATGAAGTGCCGCGGGTTTCAATACAAACTCGGCGAAACCGCCGTTTTTGATGGAGAGCCGCATCTTTGCAAGGCTGGCCTGCACGCGTGCGAACAACCGATTGATGTGCTGAACCACTACACACCGAATGAAAGCCGGTACTTTGAGGCAGAGGCAGAAGAGGTATCTGCCGAACGTGAATCATCGGATAGCAAGATTGTTGCGAAGAAAATGACACTGAAAGCCGAGATTGGCGTTCCTGGCCTCGTGAAAGCGCAGATCGAATATGTCAAGAGCCAAATCGGATTTGACGACGCGATCAAGCGCGCAAACGCCGAAAAAGAGAATCATGCCACAGGCAATCGGGGCGCAGCCTCCGCCACAGGCGATCTGGGCGCAGCCTCCGCCGCAGGCTATCGGGGCGCAGCCTCCGCCA